TGACCTGTCCCTCGACCACAGCCGTGCGCGGGTGAATAGACTGCGCCAGCGAGTCCAAGGTGTTGCGCATGATCTCAGACTTGATCTCTTGGATGTCATGCGTGATGTCAAAGATCGACATGGCCTCCAGCGGGGACGTGTGTGGCTCTGGGTCACAAGGGAAGTCCACAAAGGGAATATAGCTGGCGGGTAAGTTCCTGACCATGGTGTAACTGGAACCCATGCAACACACCTTGCGCAGTTCAGGGATGCCGTCACCGTCAAAGTCAACGCGAATGTATGCCTCGACATACAGCACTCGGCGCTGCATAGGATTCAAGCTGTCGCCTGCACCCATGGTGGTGCTCAAAGGCTGACGCGCCAAATACTCGTCATTGGAGTCCAGATCGGTGCTGGAGATGTTTTCCTCGATCTCGTCCTGGTCATAGCCCATGGCGATCAGGTCAGAGACAGTCGCCATCTGGCGGTGGGCGATGATGCCAGAATCGTCAAATGAACGTGCTCGGCGGTCCAACACCAACTCCTCTGGTGGCACAGCCATGATGCGGATGCGGCCATCTCTGGTGGTGCGCTTGATCTCGACGTCATGGATCATCGGCACAGGCATGGGCAAACCGGTGGTCATGTCCATCTGAGGCATCGCGCCTGGCTCTGGATAGCTCACCACAATCTTGACCTCTGCACCCTCTTGCATCAGCACCTGCAAAGTCTGGTCATCCAAGCCAGAATATTCCTCAATCTTGACCTCTTCGACCTCTTCCCACCAGTATTTGGCGATGCCGCACTTGCGCACCAAACTGTCTTTGAACAGGGCATAAGTGGTCATGAAACCGTTGTTGTCGCTGGTGAAGACGTAATTTGCGTAATCAGTCGCCTGCTGCGCACCGGCCACATCTTCAGGGCCGCGAGGCACAAATTCGACGACATTCTCGGTGGAGAAAAACACCTTCATCAGGCTTGGCAGCATGGCTGACACCGTGTCGCGCACCTCCATCGCCACGACCTGCGAACGGCCATCCTCTTCATTTCCGAAGGGGTCGCCACGGTAATACTCAGTTCCCTTGGCGCGGATGGGGGAGACATCGGCGTCGATATAGCTGACGGCATCTTCCAGTTCACCGGCCACAATGCCCTGCAACTCGGTGTCGTCCATCGGCTTAATGGCCGCCATGTCAGTACTGATATTCATGTCGTTGATCATTTCTTGTTCCTTGCAGATATTGCTTTGGCCTTGGCTCGCGCATCTTCTTTGCTGGACGCGCCCCACGCCTTCAAACTCAGCAGCAACCGTGTAGGCTTGCCGTCCTTCATCTCAGGGCCAGGCATGTTGCCCATTCTCGCAAGGAATGACGCCCTGCGCGGGTTGTCGCCAGACTTCACAGGCGCTTTGAGATTCATGCCCTCAGCCTTGGCGCTGGCGCGTCCCTTCGCATTCAGGCCGCCAGATGCGTTTTTTCCCTCTTTACGCTGCCACGCCGGTGTCTTCATAAGGCACTTTCTTCAAAATCACATACATGGATTCAACTGCGCGAGGCAAACGCATCACCTCATCTTGCGGCAATTTTAGTCCCGCACCATACTCGCTGAGACGCATCTCCAAATGAGTCATCTCAAACCGCGAACCCTTCCAGCCCAAATACCACGCCCAGTCGCAGTAGTAAATCCAAGACTTCTCATTAAACGCCCTCACATGTGTCGGGTCTTGCCACGCGCCATGGCTCAACTCATACGGCACATGGATGTGCATCTCGCCGCCATCGGCCAACAGATCCCGACAGTTGGTCATGGCCTGCACCAGATCAGGGATGTGCTCCAACACGTCAAACGCCAGAATCTTCTCAAAGCAAAAAGGCTTGATGGTGACGTCTTGGTCGCCGTGCTTGACAACCTCGCCATAGGACAATTTGGAAATATCGACAACCCAGTCGGCTCCAACATCACCGCGGATGTCAGCATTGATGCAGTCAGCCCTGGCGTCCTTGCCAGAGCCGAGATTAAGAACCAAACCAGTCTTTTGCATATTGCGGCCTGTTCTTGCGTATCCACGGCACAGCCTGCTGGATCAGTCTCTCGCCATTCAAGCCAATCGTCTGGCTGCCAACATGGTGCACATAAGACCGGCTCAGGTAATGATGAAAGCCAGCCGCCCTCAAATCCTCACAGTGCACGTCATCTGAATACCAGTTCAAAGGAGGAAACTTGAAGCACTCCCACGCATCGCGGCCAATCCATGAGAATATGGGGGATGGGCATTCCAGCGGCATGATTGCGTCTTCATAGGGGTACTTGAAGTAGTACAACTCCTGCCCAAAGGGGTTAGAACGCACATTTTGCACAGGCCGCGCAGCGTCACATCTTGCCGCCACCCAGCCAACAGGCTCACCAGTCTCGGCCTTCAACTGCGCCACATCCTCCAACAAATGCTTGTAGCTGGTGGGCGTCAACACAATATCGTCATTGGCGCAGATCACAGAGTCAAAGCCGTCAGCAAAGGCGCGGTCCATTACATCGTTGTAATCTTCACCGAAATTGTGCGGCGCACCAAAGATTTTCAGGTCAGCGTCATAGCCGCCAATAATGGACTCTGGCCCGCGCAAATAGACAGGCACTTCTGGACAGTACTCGGCAATGCTTGTGAGCATCACCCGCAAACCTTTGCCGTTGACTGTTGAGATGCAAATTGGTGCAATCACTTGGCCGACTTCTTTGGCTTCTTGGCCGTCTTGGCCGCCGCCCTGAAGTCAGCAGCACTTGGCGCGGCCTTCGTGCCAGGCTTGTTCATCTTCTCACCAGAGCCAGCCGCGATACGCGCTCTCTTGGCTTGAATATTCGCATAAAGGCCAGGCTTAGTCTTCATTCTTGACACCAATCTTGATCGTCAGCAAGGACTCAGGCTCTTCCTCGCCATCATCTTCCCTCACCACCCAAGCCGAACAAGTACGGCTGGACGCGCACTTGAAGTCAAAGATCTCGCAGTATCCCAAGTCGCCAGCGTCAATCATGGCCCAAGGGTCGCCCTCGTCGCCAATGCCCTCAGCAATGCAATCAAGCATCGACTCTTCCTGATTGAACGCCGCGCAGTTCCCGCACAGGCTTTGCTTGGCGTCATCCTCAGACACCTGCCACTCTTTCGCCATCTTCATCCAATATTGCTTATTGGGCAGCTTGGGATTCTCAGGACCATAGTCGGCAGAATCAATCGCCTTGCCGCGGTTTTTCAAATTCAGCGTGATGTCTTGAGTCGCTATGGGACAGCTCTCGCCCTTGCCAGAGTGCAAAGTGCCAGCCTTATATTCACCCATCACCTTGCCAACCTTCTTTTGTGCCTTGGTCATCTTCATCGCGGTTTCTCCTTGAAAAATAGGTTGTTGGTGACTCCCATGAGGCAGGGTGTGGCAGAAAATCAGCAACGAAAAACTTCCAGCGGGGCCAAACCGCTTTCACCAACACGACTGAAGACTGTTCAGGTGGTCTAGGGCTTCTTCTCTCCCCACCTACGGCGTAGCATCCTCTCGGTCTGGCCCACCGCAATCTTCATGCGTGTTGGTCAGGGCATCCCACCCTGTTGTCCCTTCTACTCGGCTGGGCTAACCTATCCGAGGCGCTATCTCGGCTTCTTTCATCAACACGGCTGGGGACTACATCCTCCTATACAACTTGGAGCCGCCAAGTCTTAAATTCGGAAAGCCCTAAAGCGTCAGAGTGGTCGAGTTCCAACCAGTCCCCATGCGTGTTGACGCATAACGCAATTATGCAACCCGCGGCAAGTTTCTGCGCAGTGGCTTGTTCCACTTGGTCGAGCCAGCCGATCCATACATCCCAATCACAGCATCAGAAGCAAACGTCAAACAAAAAGCATCAGCCCTGTCCGGCGACGACATACCGCGTTTTTTAAGTTCATCCTTACCCTCAATCTGGATCTTGCCGTTGGACGTGAACGAATAACGCACAGCCGCCAATTCACCAATCAGCGCCTCATCCTTAGGCATCCGGCAGTCCCGCTGCTCAAGCCACGCCTTGGCCTTGTGCCACAGTTCAGCCTTCAAATTCCTATACGTCCCGCCCATGGCCGGTGACTCGGCCACGTTGATGCCTCTCGCCGGTAACCCCAACTCTTTCAGCCGATCAACCACGCCAGCGCCCAAGCCAATCGAGTCAACCAGAATCTCCTGCGGCCGTTGGCTGGGGACGAGGATCTCATACTCGGCCACGACTGCACCTGTGAGCTGCATCAGATCCAAGTTCTTCCACGTCTTGATCGGCTCCACCACCGCATTTCCCTGCCTCTTGCACAGAGCAGACCGGTCAGAGCCAAACCGCGCCACATCCAAACCCCACACCAAAGGTGCGTGCTTACTCGCCTCCACGTCCCGCTGTGTCGCCAATTCAAGCAACTCCATCGGGATCACGGTGTCGTCGTCACTTCTCGGAAATTCACCCAGGACGCGAATCCTGTAAGCATTTGACTCCTCGCCGTAACGCGCCTTCATCTCCTCAATGTAGGCTTCGCTGACTCTGGGCGAGTCGGCGCAGGACACCTTCATCGTGATCCAGTCAGCCGTCAGCCTGTTGTGCGTGTCAAAGAAGAACCCGCTGGACCGCACAGGGTTACCCAGCAACAGGGTGACGGCAGCGTGTCCAGACATCGAGCCAGCCGCAGCCTCAAACACCTGCTCAGGGATACCGCTGGCCTCGTCAGCCACCAACATCACGTTGTCACTGTGAACCCCCTGCAAGGCTTCAGGCTGCTCGGCTCTGGATGTCCTGGCTGAGATAAACGCCTCGTTGTTGGCGCTCTTCATCTCAATCCGATCCTGCTTGACCTCCAACTGGTCCTGCAACATCGGCGGCAACACCTTCACCCATCTCTTGACCTCCGCGAACAAAGCGTCATAAAGCTGGCTGCTGGTGGGGGCCGTCACCACAATCTTGACAGGAAACCGCAAAAACAGATACCAGAGCATCGCCCAGGCTGACGCCGTAGATTTCCCAACGCCATGGCCTGATCTGACCGAGATGCGCCGGTTGCCTGCCGCGATGTGGTTAAGGAACTCAATCTGCCAGACATCAGGCTCAGTGTTCAACACCTCCCGCACAAAGAGCACAGGGTTGTTCTTGTAGAGCTTGACGAATTCCACAAATGGGTTATCAGGCACAGCGTCAAATTTTTTTTTGGGGCGCGCTGTCGCGGTGGCTGGTGTGGGGGCAGGGGGGTGGGTCATGGGTTTCGCTGTCTCTTAGGGTGCACCATCAGCCGCCCCCGCCGCGCCGAGCGAAGGGGGGGTCGAGCCGCCGCGCCAGCGGATGAGTACCTTCGGCGTATGTGGACAACTTCTGAGGCGCAAATGCGCGTAAGTCGTTGATTCGATTGGTTTTTGTGGATATGCGCGCATTTGTCGGTTTTACACGATGTCCATTATGTTAACCACGCAAGGTGTTACGCACAGGTTATACATGCGCAACCTCGGCAAATGCCAGTTGTCCACAGGCCGCGATGAACATCATGCCTTTTCCCCTGTGGATAAGTCGTCGATGACCTCGACATGTCGCAGTGCGTCAATGCGCAGG